GTTGTATTCGCCATATTATTTTATAATCTTATTCTGACCTCTCATATTCATTAAAAGTCTTCCAGGATGTATATTGCTGATTCTAATTTTTGCGTTCCTTAGAAGTGATGATTTGTCCTTCTTAGCTCTATTTACAACATACTCTTGAACTCCTAACTTAGAATTAAGTATAGAATACCTGATATACGCATAAATAAACTCCTCAAACATCTTGTTTACACTAATGCTTGATTCGTCTCCGTTCTCCATACCATCCGAAACATATTCCAATACACATAATTCACCTGCCATTTCTGAGCTAAAGTTTATTACTCCAGACTTTTTATCTATCCTAAATGTAGGATTTGAATTAGCAGTCTCTGTATTTAATCCGTATCTCGCTCCAATGTTATAATCAAAATACCAATCACCATCAATGCTATACCCTAATTGTCCATTATACTTACCTGGACCTAGGTATATACTTTTTTTAGTTCCTTTAATCCTGCCTTCATCTAAAAAAGAAAACTCAGGCTTTAATACATTTCCGTCAATGTCAAATAATATTCTATATTTATTATCTTGAAGATAAGCATCAGAGCTGTTAGCCTGAATATTTTCAGTTAACGGCATCAATAAACCATCTTTATATAAAGAAATTCTTACCCAGTTAACGTAATCAGATGGTAAAACAAATCTAAGTAAGTCAGACACATTAAGCTCTAACGCTTTTATTTCCTTAAACGCATCGTAATTCAGCTCTTGTACACCCCTTTTAGCGTGAAACAAAACCTTATACCTCTCTTCATTATTTATTAACGAATGGTTTCCTGCATACATCAGCATGAAGTTGTTTACTATGTCCTTAAGTGTAACGTACTGATAAGAACCCCAGTTTTCATCTTCAGGAATAGCTCCTCCATTTTCGTAGTATTGATATTGTGATATATAAGCCATTTATAATTATTTTTGAGATTCTTTTACTTCTTCTGCTTGTCCAAACTGAACTACTCCTACCTCTCTTATCGAAAGACCTGCGTATTGAAGTATCTTTGTAACTAGTGTAACTGCGTCATCTAAAGGAAGTTCAAAGTCTTGATAGTCCGGTTGAGTCTGATCAAACACCGGTTCTCCACCTAGTATAGAGACAAAAGTCCATTTAGGTTCTTTAGGGTATCTAATATACTGAGCCAGCAAACTACCTTCATTCTTTATAGTTTTAGGTAACAAATTTATTAAGCTACCTTCTTCGCTGTAAACCGGAAATATTTTTGTAGGTTTTGTAAGTGTTGAGGTATTTAACATAGTAATTTTGCTATTACTAACTTTTTCTGCTTCATTCTGATCAGATGAAAATATAGAATACGTCTGAGGGAATGTTGTAAATATATCATCGTCTAAAGATAATACAGTATCACTCACTACAGCAGATATTTCTGAAGACTCATAAGTTGAAGTATTCACTACAATATCGCCTTGAGTTACCGTAGCTGTAAATGTAGCGGTTGTATCAACAAGTTGATTTGCTGAAACAGACGTGTTAGAGCTATTAACTCTAAAATCTTGATACGATAATACCTTATTAATTAAATAATAATCTTCGCCTGTAGTAGTTACTGATGGAAGTAAAAATTTACTACCTGAACTATACCTAAGATACTTAGTTGTACTGAAGTAATCAATTACTTCCTCTAATCCTTTTGTAATATCCGCATAGCCTGTCCCTGAAGACTGCAGACTATTTCTTCCATAACGAGAATTTTCTCGGTTAATCTGCATATTATACTGAGAGAAATAATCATCAAATATATCCATCTGAGCTTGCTTAGCAAACAAATTAAAATCTGATGGAGAAATATAACCGTAATTATTTTTGTTTAGTATAGATAAAACTGTGTTTCTAACTGAATTTATCATGTGTTACTTTTTTACAAAGATAAGCAAAAAAAAAGAGTAGTCTTTTTAAGACTACCCTATTTTCATTTCAACTGGAATGATGTTAAAGATTACTCTCAAGCATCTTTAAAGCATCAATTCCATCATCCGTTTTAAAGTAAGATACAATAGAATCTATATAATCATCACCATAAGGAACGATTAACATTCTATTTTTACTAGATGATGTATTAAACCATACCTCCTTGTTTTTCTTTCTAGTGCTCAATATTCCGTTATCCAAGAATGACTGAACCTGAGACCTCAATTTTAAAGTAGGGTCTTCTAATATATCCATAAACCCATAAGGGTCTTTTCGTGCAAAAATTAATAAATCCCTTTTTAATTCGGCAGTAGAAGTCATTGCTGCTTTCTTTCCGAATAAAACCATACTAACCATTTCTATCTGATTAATGTCTAAGTCTCTTGCAGCTACCAAGGCATCTACCTCAATATGCATTTGTTCAACAGTCTCAGACGCATCTTTCTCTTCATCTTTCTCTATAAACAGTGTTCCATTTGAAGGATGGTAAGATAAGAATTGTTGTAATACAGGATTGGTCTTTGGGACCATAAGTAAACCATCTTCAAAGATAATAGGCTCTACAATTGCTTCGCCATTTTGCTCATCTTCAAACGCTGATTTTTGATTTCGAGCATACCTAAGTAGTCTACTTTCATTTTTTTCTTCATCGTACCATACTAATGGTACTCTTTTAGAACTTCTTGTAGCAATCATTAATGATAATGGTGCTGCATCAGATAATAATCTATAGACTTTATCTGCTGGTGTGTGTTTTGTTTTCATTTAATATAATTGTTATTTGATTTATAATAAAAAAAATAGAGGTCGCAATTTACGACCCCTACCTTTAGTTTTTAAGCTTATGCTTGTTTGAATAAGAAGAAGTTGTTTGCACCTAATGTACATACAGCTCTCTCAGACAAGAAGTTAACCTCCATAGCATCTAAATCACTATTTGAAGCTCCTCCTGCTGAACCTGTCATCCAAGTTTTGTAACGTCTGTTCTCAGTCTCTGATGCTCTGTAACGAACATGTAAGAATGGTCTCTTAGCGTTTTTACCCATGATTTGGTCATAAACAGTAGTAGAACCTGCAGGAACTAATAGTCCGTTGATTTTACCATTTACCAATCCACCTCTCATTGTTGGGTCGTTTAAGTATTTCCAATCTGACTTGTAGAAATCGTATCCTCTTCTGAATCCTGTGAATCCTAAGTTAAGAGCCATCTCTTTGTCATTATCGAAAAGACCGTAAGATGAACCTCCTGAACCGTAAGAGTTTTGCTCTGCTAACATATCATCGATATTGAAACCAAATTCTCTATCCAAGAATAATACATTCTCTTCAATAGCACCTTGCTTATCTAATCTTTGAATGATAGTATCAAAGGCTGCTAAATCAGAAGGGTTAGCTCCTGCCCATACATTTCCTCTGTTTTCAACAGAATAGAATACACCTTCAGAACCTTTGTTTCCAACAATACCTGTAGCCGCTGCAGCACCTGAATTAGTAGCAGCAGGAACAGCTTCAATCATTGAAGTTTCCAAGTAGTCATCAAATCTCAAACGAGTTTCATGCTCAGACTTCAAATACCAAAGGTATCCGTTAGCTCCGTTTTCAGTAGTTACTTCAACCCATCCAATTTGAGCCATATCAGAACCTGATACTGCGTACTTATCTTTTAAGATAATTGGAGAGTTTTCGAATATTTCATCGTCAGCCTCTAAAGAACCTTCCATTCCTGTAGTTCCTTTTTTGAATTCAGAACCATAGATAAATACTTCATAGATAGTAGCAGCATCACTGTTACTCATACCGTTTGCTTCGTAGAACGCTACCTCGATAGTCCCTGCAGCAGTATCAACAGCAGTTACAATTGCTTTGTTTACTGTAGCTGTAGCTAAAGGAGCAACAGTTTTAGGCGTCAACATTATTGTTTGACCTACTCTTATAGCGATACCTCCTGTACCAGGATTTAATGTATCGTTAATCGTAAACGTAGTTGTATCTGCGTTTACTAAAACTGTAGTTGTACAGTTTACATATTTAATGTGTAGTCTTCCTTGCTCTGCCCATTTGATAAGGTCTGAGTTAGAAGGCATTTCAGCTCCTACCATTCTTAAGAATGAAGATACTGTTCTATTACCATATCTTTCAAATTCTTTCTCATAAGTATCTGGAAGATACTGATTCAAAAAATCGAAATCGGTAATGTAGTTTGATTGTAGAGCTACTTGCTCAGCACTTGGCTGTAAGTTAAACCCTGGTGTCGCTTGTACTGACATAATTGTTTTTTTGTTTTAATGTTTAATATTTATTTTCTACTCCTTATTTTTAAGCCTTTTCCTGAGTCTGCATTTATGGCTCTAATCTGAGTTCCACCTTTAGAAGTAACCTCTCCTGATTTTCTTTCAGACATGTTTATGTTTTTCATGTTCTTCATTACTCCATCAGTCGCTGTTGCTTTACCTTGTTCATAAAAGAACTTAGCAAACTTCTCAGGGTTCATCGCTACAGCTAAAGACTTATGGTATCCAACAGCATCACTAATCATACCTTTGTCATCCAAAAACTTATTAATAAAGTTCTGAGGATTCGATTGTATGTTTTTTAGCTCTGCAGCGTCTCCCGGATTAAACACAACAGAGTTTTCATCTAATTTGAACTCAAAACCTTTGAATCCATCAGAAAACACTTTGTCAGTTTGGTTTGAAAACCAGTCTGACTTACGTTGATTCTCTTCCTGTATTGTCTTTGCCGCCTCTACATACTGCTTATACTCTTCATACCCTTCGTCAGTTTTAGAAATAGCATCCCCACTTGACTCAAGAGGAATACGGTATTTTTCTTTCTGCTGATTAAAGTATTTCTTAGCTTTAGCAATTTCTTTTTTCTTGTTTAATTTCTTTCTTTTAATATCGGACTCCTCATCAAAATCTTCATCATAAGAATATTCATCCATTAAATCGCTGATATCATCAGCATCTAAACCATCTTCAGTAATTGAAAGATAATCTCTTAGTAATCTATCCGAGTCTATAGAGTCTACATCTCTGTTTAAATTAACAAAGTCTTCTATACCTCTTCCTGTTTCTTGCTTATACTTGTAATAAGCAGACACATCTTCAGGAAGTTCTAACTCTGAAGATTCTCTTTCGGCAGTTAGCTCATCTAATGACGACACATCTTTACCGTATTTATTCTTAATAAATGAAAGAACGTCATCCTCATTCAATTCTATTGCTTCAGGAGCTTCAGGAGCTTCAGGAGCTTCAGGAGCTTTTTCAGCATCCATAGATTCCATTTCCTCTTCGTGCTTTTCAAGCAATTGAGATTCAATCTCTTGAACTGACTTCTCTTCTATTACCGATACTTCTTTTACTGTTATTCCCATTTTTGATTTAATTTTATTTGCAAAGATACATAATTTTTATAACACGTTATCTAGGTTCGAACTCAGCGAAGTCAAAACCATCAAGGCTGTCTTCGTTAGATTCAAAATTGACAGGTGCTAAATTATTTTTTCTTTGCTCGATTAATTTTGATTGCTCTGTATTTTGTTGACTAATTCTTTTTGATTTAGCTTCTTCTTTCTTATCATCTTTTTTCTGTATAGAATTAATTTCCACACCCTTTAGACTCATCTGAAGATTAAACTCCTTATCCATTAACTCCATTTTTAAAGCAGCTTCTCTTTCTAATTTTTGCATATCAAGGTTATTCTCTACTGTTTTAACCTGTATCTTAGATTCAGATTCTAACTGTATCTTCTGAGCCGCAGTCTGAGCAGCTATCTGTTGCACCTGCATCTGCATCTGAGATTGCATAGCCTGAGCCTGCATAGCCTGTTGCTCTGCTTTTTCTTGCTTTCTTACTCTTTTCAGTTTCAATAACTGATTGGCTAATTTAATATTTCTCATTTCTCTAATATCAATAGCATCTTCTAAATCTATACCTCCTTGAGATAAAGCAACTTGTATGTTCTCTTCTAGCTTAGCTCTCTGTTCTTCATCAGGTGCAATCTCAACAAAAATTCCGAAATCATAAATATACAAATCAGAAATCTGATCCAATATACCAACATTATATTTACCAATCTTATTTATAAAATCTTCTTTGAAATCAGAATATTCTAATATATCAGCAATTCTATAAGTCAAAGCTTCTGATAAAGTCTTGTAAATATAAAGACTACCATCAAGTATATGTCTAGTAGCTGTATTAGAATTAAGTGCTGCTAACTTCTGCACACCAACCAAAGCATTTGAATCAGGCTTAGAACCATCTCTTGCTTCATTTAACCCAGTAACATTACGAATCATATCCATGTAATGATTATAGTTCCCTATAAGCATCTGCATCTTACTTGCACCAGAACTAGATGTAAGTTGTGTAATTGGAACTCTTGCGTTGTTAAAATCTCCGTCTTGAGTATAAGACCTACCAATAACAGAACCTGTTTGGAAATATAATCTTAAAGCATCCTCTGGATTGTACGAAGCTCCTGTCCCTAAATCTACTTCATTAAGACCATCTGCATCAATAAAAACACCATCAGGAACTACTTTCGCAATAACCTGTTGTATTTTTAAGTGACTAATTTGAATCAAGTCAGCAAACGGAATCATTCTTGTAACTAAAGACTCAATATTACCTTTGTACATTCTTGGAGCAACTGCTATATAATTTGGTATAGCATGCTGAGATGATGATTTAGGTCTCACCATATTTTCAGACATCTCCCACTTAAGTATGATATCTGTACCCATTACCATTACACCATCATACCAAACGTCTATAGTTTTTTCTATTTTTTCAAAATTTCCATCTTCTAACATTTCAGCAGGAGGATTAAAATTATCATCCTTTTGTATCATCTTAATACTACCTGATTCAGAAACTTTCTTTTTATAAACTACTTTTTTAGTTGTTTTATAATTGAAATATAAAAGAGTGCAAGTGTCTCTAGTAAAAATATCATTATCTTGTCTCTGTGATTGGTTCGTATAATCATACCAACTCTGACTGTATTCAGAAATCTTTTTTAAATCATCAGTTTCTAATGTAGGATCAATCTTAACTAATTCCGTCACAGGAACAGTCTTTACCTCTCCCCAATAAAAGCAATCTTTAAAGTAAGGGTCTTCTGTGTAACTATAAACAACATTAGCAGGGTCAACGTATGAAACCCTCACTCCTTCTCCTAATAAAAACTCATGCTTAGCAATAGAAATACCTAAAACAGTAGCATCGTAATCCAGTCGTTTTCTTAAATCGTTATAGTTGTTTTCGTCTAAAAGAGTGTTAATCGCTTGCTCTTCAGCTATTTCAATAGCAGGCTTATAATTAAGCTGCATATATAAAGATAGTTCATCATCATCTTTAGGTAACTCATCAGGATTCATACTGAAAGGATTTACTCCTGTCTCAGCCTGCATATCTTCTAAAATAGGCTTAACTAACATCTGCCCTAGTATGTTTTCTTGAAATGAATTTCTCTTTTCCTGAGACATAGCATCTTGAGAATAAGCTTTTACCTTGAATAATCTATCAGACATTCCGTTAACAACTATATCTACAAATTTAGGTAGAATAGGAACCGGAGTCCAATCTAAATTAAGGTAAGATAAATCTCCATCTACAGCTAATTCATTCTTGTATTTAGCTACAGATTGCTCACCTCTAGCATAAATTCTTCTTCTATGAAATTCTCTTTGTTGGTCGTAAAACCTTGAACTTGCTCCTTGACCTCTAAACCACTCGTATTGAATAGCCTGACCTATTTGAAGACCAAATGAAGGGGTAGCTTTTACGGAATCTTTTATAAATTGGTCTGGAAAACTTTCTGTTTTTATGGATATTTTTACTTCTCTCATCTAATTATTTTACTTCGTGAGCTATCATTGCTATACCTTGCAAAGTTAATACTTATTTTTGACTCTGTTTTTTGAGGTGTGTATAGGTTTTTTTGATTCGCCATTATGGTTAATCCAGAACTAATAGAGGCATCGTGTTTAGTTCTATTGTTAATATCAAATTTAGCCCAATCTTGAAGAGTTCTGTTGAAAGGCATATCACCTATTTCATCAGAATCTCTGTAAGTTCCATCAACATCAAAACCAATATGTTTTTCAATGTAAGACTCAATAGCTGATGCATGAGACTGTTTTATGTCTTCTGATGAGTTAGGTATGCCTCCGAGTTCTTTCTCTGTCTTAGAGAGCTTGTTATAAACCTTATCAGGTCTATTCATTGAGAACCCTCTATAACCTCTATTCTTAAAATGATATAATAATCTTGGTTTATTATTCTCTGCTAGTATAGGCATACCGTAAAACACACATGCCATTAGTACATCTTCAAAAAACATCTCTGCCGTTTGAGGTCTAGCTATATATTCTAAGAAAAACGAATTACTTGGTGCGTCATCCATATTAAACTTAGTCTGTCCATGAAGAGAACCATTAGAACCACCTCCACCAACAGTACCTGATATATCGTAGCTATCACAACCGAAAGAACCTATATGTTCGTTTCCTGGATACTTAATTCCATTCTTAGTAATAGTATTATTCTGTAAAGACTTCTTGGGTGTCCAGCTAACATAAAATCTACCTCTCTGGTCAGGACTAAATACAACCTTAGTATCTTTCAAACCATCTTTCCAATGAAATGAACCCCTAGTTACATGCCTGTCTTGTATCAAAGAATCATTATAATCAATCTGCTGATATATCTTAGTAAGATTAAACAAAGATTGCTTACTCTCATCTCTAAACGCATGAGATTCCGTTCTAGGAAATTGCCTGTAAAATTCATTTAATGCGTCAGGGTCGTTCTTAAGAGAATCCACTTCTGCCTCCCAATAGTCTAAAGCACCATTCTTTATAAGTTCCCCATCCACTCCTTGAATAGGTTTATCAGGCTTTCTAAAGACAGGCATACCATATATGTCTATAAAACCCTCCATATTATACTCCATAGGAATAAAAAGAGAATACAAACCACTTTTGGTTTGCCCATTGGCATTTCTACTAGTTACTTTAGAATCATCATATAATTTCTTGAAATTTTCTCCACCTTTACTGAGTGCATTCGAAGTAGAACCCATCATACACTTCCCTATAATCTTACTACCCAAACGTAAACAAGTTTTTGTTACACGCCAGTTGTTTAGTATATTATTTGGCTTTAACCACTTACCAGATTCATCATGAACAAGCAGTAACAACTTTTCCCCATCATAGGAGTTGTCATCTGTATTCTTCCAATCTATCGTAGTATCTAATCCCTCGAACTCTTCTTCAGTAGCGTTCGACATATTCTTTTTTGTAATCTTAGATGCCGGAACTCTAAACGCTAATTCAGTTTTTGGTTTATCCATACCATCCTGAATAGGCTTAAAAAAAAATGGTAATCTTGTAGATATTGGAACAACTTTATCGGTAAACATTTTCTTGGCATCACCACCTGTCTTAGATAAAATACCAACCCTAGCATCTTTAGCCAGAGTACCAGTGTTTACACATTCAGAAGAACTCATAAAAGAAAACCCTGAACGCCTTATCTTTAAATAATCTTGACCAAAACTCCGTTTGTCAGCCTTACATGCTTCCCAATGTAAAAAAAGTATTCTGTTAGCATCCCTATAATCAGGATAACCAATGTCAATACTTGTCCATTGCAAATACATGTAGTGCGCTCCAGTTATATAAGTAGGCAATCCATTATTCATGAACCAATACCCTAACTCTCTATTGTCAAATTCTTTTTCAATATACTCAACCCACTTATCTTTAAAAGAACTGTGCATTTCATTCCATTGAAATATAGATTTAATCTTAGCCAATTCCCTAGGGATATCCTCTCGCTCCCAGTATTGATTTTCAGACTTTGTACTCCTTGAGTTCGCTCTAATAGGATTAGAAGGAAGTCCAATAACTAAATCGTTAATCATGACAATCTCACCTAGAGTACCATCTTTAGATATAATGATTAAATCAAATTCCTCATCATATCCATACTTCCAAGAAGATTTTTTATTCTTGCTTCGTATTTTTGACTCAGAAACATAATCCTCAAGAACTCTGTAAAGATTACTTCCCTGAAGCTCGTTTTTCTGCGAATCCACCACTTGATTTTTTTTGATTAATAACTTCTCCTGAATTTTCCTTTAAATTATCTTCCTCAGAATCTATCCTAGATAGTATCTCGAAAGCATCAAATATAGCAAGTTTTTTTGCAGCAGCAGCATTCTTCAGCTTGTCCGCAGCTAAGTCATCCTCCATATCTAAACCAACTATAGATTCTTTAGCTACCTTAATTAATTCTTCTACAGCTCTTCTTCCTGCCTTTATAATTTCAGCTCTTAATTCGTTTGAGTCCATCATAATTTAATTGTTATATAATTATTTATAAAACATTACATACACCATTCTTCCTCCTTCCCATCCTGTATTAGGATATTTACTATGAAAGTAAACAGAAGGATACATAAGAGCTCGATTAGGTCTATACCCAATTACTGAATGAAGCTCCCAGCTATCTAAGTTATTAGATTCCTCTAAAAGAAACTTGTCAAACTCTTCGTTAGTAAAATCATCAGGTATTTGATATCCCTTTTCCTTATGTTTCCAAAAAGCAGTTCCATGTAGCCCTTTTTTGGTGGATGGAGATATATATAGAACAAGTGCTCTTTCTGGACTAATATCTCCTACATTTGAGTCTGCATGTATTCTCCAATCAGTATCAAAGTCTTCTGTTGCTACTCTAAAAAATCCTAAAAGACATTCTCTTTCAACACCTTCAATGACAGAAATTTTTTTCAATATCATGTCGTTAAAATCCTTATCGCTATTCTGAACACGAAAATTCTTATCTCCTAATGATATTTCTATAAAGTCATTATCTAATAGTTTTTGATATGTCGAATCATAGGTTTCTTTATCTAAAAAATTATCTAAAGTATTTATCATAATTTAATTGTTATTTGATGGTCATAAATACGGTACATTTCTACACCTTCTACATTAAACTTATATTCGCTTTCAGGAGTAAAGGATACCTTGTCACCTTCATTTATCCCTTCACTTAATAAGTATTCATTAGGATATCTCATTATTCCAACAAGAGGCTCTTTAGATATGTTTTTATACAGATAAGACCCTTCTGTATCAATAGGCTCAACAAAACAATACCTGTCATACGCTTTCCATTCTGCACCATTCTTATACATAAAGAACTGTTCAGAATCTATCATAAACAAGTTATCCTTCAGAAAGCTTCTTCCGCTTTTCTGACGACCCTGCATATCATTGTAAAATTTAAAAACATTGTGGTGTACTAAGAGTTTATCTCCTTTCGATATAGGTCCATTATAACCTAATGGGGTAGATATAACTTCAGCTTCTCTATTTGAGTAGCTGTGATCCTCTTCAGAAGAACTTGTTATAAAATCTAATCCTCCAATTTCTTTTGTATTATTGTATCTCTTACCGTTTATTGGTTGAGCAATAAAGTAAAATGGTGATTTCATAGTTGGGTTTTACGAGCCGCAACCAATACAATCTATGTGACTATCTGTTGGCTTGACTCCATTTAATTTCATTTTTATGTTATGAATAGAATCTTCAATCTCCAATCTTTCCATCCAAGTTTTACCTTCTTTTTCTAGACGTAGTTGTTCAATCTTTAATTCAAACATTCTTTTTTCCTCCTCAGTCATCCTCTAAAAATTTATATTGTTTTCTATCGAAACAGGAACTGTTGAATTGAACTCCTTCCAGAGAACTATTTCATCCCCTTTCTTAATCCATACCTCAAAACTATCTGTTTCTTTATTTTTCCTTATAGTGTCAATTATATAGTTGTCACCTAATATAGATTGTCCAACTATGTAATGCATTGCACCTGACTTATAATCAGGACCAACTGATATTTTTCTAATTATCATATTATACGTTTTTCCAGACTTCAATTTGAGCAGATGGAGTATTACCTACCCATCCTAGTAAAGTTGCACCCTCTAATCTTCCAGAGTTATCACCTGAAGAATCCCTAATAATTTCATAGGTTAAAATATCACCTTGTGCAGCGACTATAGGAACTGTTAATTCGTAAGGAATTAATAAATTTTCCTCTGAGATTTTAAAAACTTTAGGGTCTCCTACCTGAACCCCATTAATTAAAGCTCTAAAAGCAAAAACAGAATAAATCCCTGGGTTTGTTTCTTTTGAGACAGAAATAAAAGTGTTTACAAGGTAGTTACCTGCTGTAACAAACGAAATATTACCACTTGATAATATCTCTACATTTACAGACTGATTATCAGCTCCAAACTCAACCTGTAAGGCTGTATCTGTTGTTAATGGACTTTGAACATCATAAGAAGTTCCCTTTATTTGAAAAACATATTGAGCTGTTATATTAGGAACTAAAGATATAATATCTCCAATCAAATAACTCTTTGTTGCGTTGGAATCGTCTACATCAGTTCCTACAAGGAAATCATTTACAGTTACTACATTGTCAAAACTATAAGTGCTTATCTTACCCATTTTCTTTTTTTATTTCTCCTGTTTGTATATTGATTACAGCGTCTTCGCCATATTTTTTCATTAGTTTTTGCTCCTCTAAAGCATACTCAGCTTTCATTTCTGAAATGTCAGACATTAAAGCGTTCTGCTGAATAACCGTATCTCCCAATGAGATTTTTAGTTTGTTGAAAGAGTTTACTAATTCCTGTATTCTTTCTAATTCTTTTTTAGTTAATTTATTCATTTTATTTGATTTTTTATAAAGATAGTAAATTATTTAATAGCATCCTATTCCGCTATCTTGTTTGTTTTAAACTAATTTTACAAATCCACTATTTCCACTTCATATCCTAATTTCTCAATCTCAGTTTTACAATATAAATTAGCAGTATTTAAGTCTTGAGTTTGATTAGGTAATAAAGCAAGTAAACCTCCTCCAAAGGGAAAATTCACAGAAATATTATTTGCTTTAGAATCGTATGCAATTTTATTTTGATAATTTGTAATACTAACAAACATCATTTCTCCATCTGCATCTGCGTTAAATTCTACTCTTGAGTAAAATTGATTAATCGAAACATCTGTGCCAGTAAAGTATATTTTACTTTGGTCTTTCTCTTTAATTATTAAAGCCATTTTTTATTTATTTATTTATGTTACTATTTTTAACGTTCCTCCATCTTGCCAAACATCCCCAACATCTAATCCAGCATCTGAAGATGGTACTCCAGTCATTCTTATAACTCCTTTTAGAACGGTTAATACCACCGAATCATTACCCAATGTTACAGAATTACTTCCATATCCTATTGCTTGGTATCCTATTACCGTTTGATTTGTATCGCTTGTTGTTGCTGGTTGTGTATCTCTACCAATAAATAGCGAGTTAGTTCCATTTGTATTAATTGCATATCCTGGACCATAAATTCCAGCTTGTCTTCCTATATTAATATTATACGCTCCAGCATTATTTAATCCAGCATACTGACCTATTGCAATTTGATATGCTCCGGAGTTACCGAAACCAGCATTTTCTCCTATTCCAACAGAAGAGTTACCACTATTATTATAACCTCCGTATTTACCTATTCCGACTGAATTATTACCAGAAGCATTTGCTCCAGCATTTTCTCCAATAGCAACTTTAGAATTTCCGTTCTGTTGTTGCATGCCAGCACTTGAACCGATAAAGACATTGTTAGTACCGTTTGAAATTTGACCAGCTTTTACTCCTATTCCTACGTTATTACTTGCTGAATTATTTGAAGTCTGTAAAGCATTTTGACCTAAAGCTATATTGTTCCAGCCTTTGTTCCCACTACTCATAGCTTGAAGTCCTAAAGCTATATTGTATCCTCCAGTTTGATTACTTAATAAACAACTTCTACCAACTGCTACATTAGTTGGACCATTATTTGAAACTAATGCTCCGTTTCCTATCGCTACATTATCTTGACCAGTAGTATTATTTTTTAAAGCATCTTGACCAATAGCTACGTTAGTTGGACCACTAACATTATTTTTCAACGCTTCGTATCCTATCGCTACATTATTGTTATTTGTTCCATCATCATTTAAACCAGCAAATTCTCCTAAAAAAGTTGAGTTACCTAATCCTATTTGTGATATTCGACCACTTACTTCTAAAGGTGCAGATGGCGTAACCGTTCCAATACCTACGTTTCCATCTGTATAAACTGCATTTAATGGGTCTGTTCCATCTACAAATTTACCACCACCACCACCACCAGAGGAAACACTACCATCAGCCATTAAGAACTCAGACTCAGTACCTCCATTTTTTACAAACAAATCGGATGTATATTTTTTAGCCATATTATATATTTTTTAAAATGTATTTGTAATTATGTTAACCCACTCATAAGTACCACTTGCTACCTCCATAGACATATCTACATAACTTGCTGAACCATCCGTGCTGTATCTCATTGCACCTACATTTGAAGCTGTAGCACTATCTGTGTTATCTCCAACTTGCACACTTCCATCAGTAGATACATTACCTCTCAATAAAGTTTTAGTAATACTATCATTCCCTAATACAACTGAGTTTGAACCTATTCCAATCGCACTATGACCTATTACAATTTGATTGGTTTGTCCTGAATTTAATGGTCTTGTATCGAAGCCAAGAAACACGCTGTTACTTCCAGTTGTGTTACCAGAACCATTTGAATTAAAAGACCCAGAAGAACTTCCTATTGCTGTGTTATTAGCTCCAGTTGTATTGTTAAGTAAAGATTGATAACCGCATGATGTATTAAAATTTCCTGAAGTATTAAAATATCCAGCAGACAATCCAATTGCTGAATTAGCACCACCTGTTATATTGTTGTGTAATGCGGTAAATCCATTTGCAACATTACTTTGTCCTGTCGTATTATTTCTTAATGCAGTAGCACCACTAGCTGTATTTTGCAGCCCAGTTGTGTTGTTTTGCATTGCCCTATGTCCAGTAGCTGAATTGTTAAATCCAGTTGTGTTATTACGCAGTGCTTGATATCCAGTAGCTAAATTGTTATATCCGTTTGTATTATTTCTTAATGTTTCAATTCCTACAGCTACATTTTGATTATCTCCTAAATCAGATAAACCACTATCGTAACCAACAAAAACATTACTTTCCTCATCTACAACTGATATCTTTCCTCTTACATCTAAAGCTTGTGTAGGTGCAGTTGTTCCTATTCCTAATCTTAAATTAGGCTCGTCTACGAACACTGTATTAGAAACTAATGTATTACTATCTCCAATCCAAATTCTTCCTTCAGGAAGGTTAGGAACATCATTAGCCCTCATTATAGATGACACCGTAATAGAACCTGAAGTTCCTGTTGATACCTTACCAACAAGTCCCATGTTTTGAATAGCGTTACCTTCTCCTGTAGGTTTAGTTAACGTAAGTCCTCCTCCTGATTTTAGATATATAGTATCTCCTGTAGTTGGAACAACTCCATCAATAGGAGATGTTATAATATTTGTTAACTCTCCAGTGATTACCACAAAGCCAATATCATTGTTTACTAATGTAGTTTTAAGTAATCCAATAGCTGGATAATTACCTGCACTTATTAAAGCATTTGCAGGAGCTACCTCTATTGTAGCTGTTGCACCAACAGTACCTGTTTGATATACAGGTGTACCTACTGTTATAGTTCCGCCTGAAGTGTTCTTACACGATATTTCTACAAGTGTTGACGCTCCTGGTACTACATCAGACCACTGACTTACACTACCTGTAGATGTTAATATTTGACCTATAGTTCCTGCAGAATCATTGGAGTCAATAAAGGCTTGACTTGCTTTTATATTTCCATCAACATCTATCGAATCCTTAAATTCTATTGGCATATTATCCTATTTTAGTTACTATTACTCTAACTGCTGCTGTAGCAAGAGCAACCGTAGTCGCCAGAGTGATTGTATTAGTTGTAGTTCTTTCAACACTTAAAAAAACTGTCTCAAATGTTGTTGCATTGTAACACTGAACAGCAACATCTCTAGTAGCTAAATTATGAGTAACAACGTATGATGTTAAACTACCATTTCCTATATTAGCAGCAAACTCCCTTGTTGCAACCTCAGTATCAACAGCAGTCGCAAAATCTGTAACCTGTGATGCTGTTATCGCTATAGTCGTACTAGAAGCTGCAGTAATAAGTCCTTTACCATTTACAGTAAAAGTCCCTACAGATGATGCAGTTCCAAAAGTCCCTACATTAGAGTTAACAGTCGCTAAAGTACTCGATAATACAACATTCGCAGTTCCATCAAATGCAACAGTAGGCGATGTCATATCTCCAGATATAGAGAAGTTTCTAGCTGTAGCTAAAGCAGTTGCTGTACTTACAGTACCTGTTATAGTACCAGTAACAGTTAACCCTCCTGTTATCGTAACATTAGTTCCGCTATCCACTATAGAGGAGTCAATAAATTGAGTTCCAGTATTATCCCATTTCAATATAGCATTGTTTGTAAATGCCGCAGCATTTTTTAAACTTATCGTTCCAGAAGTGCTTATTGTTCCTCCTGTTAATCCCTCTCCTGTTGCTACAGAAGTAACAGTACCCGAAGAACTCCCTACAGATATCCAACTAGTACCGTCATAGTATTTAAGAGCTGTTGAAGCTGTATTAAAAATAAGCTGTCCTTGACCTGATACTACAGGGTCTGATGCTAGATTTTGAATTTTTACGTTCTGTATTTCATTATTCTCTAACGAAACGTTGTTTAGATACTTTATTGCCATTGTTTTAGTTTAAAAATGCCTCTCCTGCAAATGCTGAAGAAAATGTTATGGTTATTTTTGATAAGTTTACGTATTGTACCTGACCAAACACCTCAGTTCCTGCTGAATCTACAACGGATACCGAAGGAAATTTATCTAGTGTGTGGTTGATAGTCCAAGTGTTAGAAGCTACGGTCTGAGTAAACACAAAGTTTTTATCTCCAGTTGCTCCATAAGAAAGTATTGAAACTATATAATTGTTATTATTTACTAAGTTTCCGTTCCCTGTAGCATAGGTTAATCCTATATCGTAGAATGTAGGTTCTAATACATTTTGAACCGATGAATCCCATTTGTATATTCCAAACTGAGAAACATTACTACCATTACTAATCATTACGGTAGCACCTATAAGTGGATTAGTATAAAAAGAACTTACATCTGACGAATTTCCTAGCAGTCTTTCGCTTAACATAAATGTAGATACAGAACTAAAAGGAACTGAGGACCCTAATGAATTTTCAAAAGATATTGTTCCTGAGTCTCTAGTATCTAAAGCGGTTTTATTTTGAAACTTATAATGTAAATCAGGATTGTCAATACGATTCTGATCATTCAAAAAGTTAGCTACCTTTTGGGCTGTAAAGTTTTTAGTAGAATTATTAGACTGTGAATCAGTTCCAATCCACCTGTCAGAGCCCACAACTTCCGTGTCATTCGTATATTGACTTATTTTACCCATAGTAATCTCTTTTAATTACAAAGATACACTATTTATTTCTGCAGTCTGTTCAGACGTTAAAGCTTTAGCAAACCAAGTTTTAGCCATCATTATTGAAAGATGCTCCTTGTTTCTTCTAATAATATCTAAATCATCTTCTGTTGGTGATTCTATTAATATCATTTCGTTGATAATATTTACGCTATCGTAAGCTGCAGATATGCTTTGTTGTACTTCTTCTGATGTCATATTTTTATGTTTTTTATACTATTTTTAAATCATTCCCACTTCTCCAAACATCTCCAGCACTTAATCCAGTAGCTGAAGTTGGCAAGTTAGCTAAGTTTAAAGTACCTCTAAGTACAGTTGCAACTATACTAGGATTTCCTATCGTTACAGTATTACTTCCATTCCCTACTGCTTGATATCCTATCACAATCTGATTAGATTGACTTATATTTAATGGTCCTGACCCAGCACCTAAAAAAACATTATTCGCTCCAGTCGTGTTAATATCCCCAGCCTGAGTACCTAAAAAAACATTGTTCTCTCCAGTCGTGTTAACATCCCCAGCCTGAGTACCTAAAGCTACATTGTTATTTCCAATCGTGGTATCACTTAATGCTTCGTATCCAATTGCTACGTTGCTACTTGCGGATGTATTAGAACGTAATGAACGTAATCCACTTGCTACGTTATTACTTCCTGTTGTGTTAAAAAATAATGACTGATAACCAATAGCTGTGTTACTTACTCCTCCTACATTGCTCCATAAAGAAAAAGTTCCAACCGATGCATTTTGAGCTCCATTTGTGTTAAGACGTAAGGATTGATAACCGATAGCTACGTTACTAACTCCAGTTGTGTTTGCATCCAATGCTTCTCCACCAATACCTACGTTTCTATTGTTCGCAGTAACATCATTTGTACCAGCACTTTCTCCTAAATATACAGAGTTTCCACCATCGTTTAATGATATTTTTCCTACTACTTGTAAAGCTTCAGTTGGTGTTGTTGTTCCGATTCCTACATTACCAGTTGTGTAAACTGCGTCTAAAGGGTTCGTTCCATCAACAAACTTACCGCCACCTCCACTTGCTGCTACAGTATCTACAATGTCCGACATTGTGTACGGTTCAGTCTTTGAATTTATTAGTGCTGACTTTTTTTCTTTTAAGTCTACACTCTCTGATATTCCTATAAATCTTTTTCCTCCAGGTATTATTGCCATGTCTTTTTATTTTAAAACTATACAAAGATACTAAAAATTATCTTTTAGTATATATGATTATTAATATCAAAATTACAGCAAAAATTTGCCAGTAAAATGTATTCTTTTTATTTTCTTTGTAATACTTCACTGGAATATTTCGTTCAATTATTTTCTCAACAAATATAGTGTCGCATTCTCCGTTAATATATATCGAATCCCTGAATCTAAGAACCTTTACGGTAAGATTATCTTTGGTCAGTACAATTGTGTCGAGTAAGTAATTTTTATGCACTACAGTGTCTAAAATAACCTTATTCGTGTTTATCCTAATCGTATCAATTAATTTAACACTATCTACCCTATGAACGTAAGGAAACTTTTTAACTATCCGAGCATGCCTTTGAATAGGACTGCAAGAAATAAATATGAAAATTATTAGTATTATGCTTGTTAGTTTCATATTTTATTTTATTTTTTTTCAAAAATTAAACAAACTTGAGTTATCCCACCTTGCTTTTGTTCCTCTAATATCGTAGTGAACAAATCCATTGTATAGACCAACTCCACCCTCAGTCATTTTGCCTTGTTTAATGAGTTTTAAGATAGTTCTAGCTAATTTCTTTGGTGTAATATCCCTCACGGTAATATCACTCGCAGAAGCAGTTAGATGTTGACTAAATTTAGCTCCTCCAATTCTCTTATTGTAAGCTGGATGCCTGTACCCTGAGTTTATATGAATAGGTTTTTTCAACTCATCCCTTAGCACTTGTAAGTTATAAGCTAATTTATTGACATTTGAAATATACTTCTCAGGAACAGTCGTTCCGTCATTACATTCAAATTCTCTTAAAGTAAAATTAGCAGTTAATTTCATTATTTGTGTAGTCTTTTATATTTGTCAAATTCTCTCTTTAAAGAATTGTATTTTGTTTTCCAGGTTTTAACTTCTTCCTTTAAATCTCGGCTTTCTTCCTTAACCAACTTTAATTCACTTCTAACGTAATTCAACTCTTCTTTTAACTCTGTGTATCTTTCCTTCTGGTCTATTACAAATTCATTGTAAGCAGATTGCATAGAAACAACTGCATCACTTCCAGCTTTCTTTTCGTTAATACTTTTCATTTTTAAACCTCCGAAATAAGCACCGACTCCGCCTAAAGCAATAACAATGTTATCCCAGTTCATCTTAAAAAATTCTACTATCATTTTAGTTCTTTTTTTTAATAAAAACGTAGTTAATCACCACATCATCTATTAGAAAGGTTGTTGTTTGTGTGTACATGCTATATAGCTATTATTATTCCTATTACCATAATGCTATAATATTATCTGCACTAGTTCCTGTAGCAAAAACTTGTTTTACCTGAACAGGCACAAAGGATCCGTTTTGAATATTTTCGAAAGTAACATCGTCTCCTGCAACAGTAGTAACTCTTAAGTTACCTCCTACTCCAACGTATAGTACACTTCCGTAGTTACCTAATCCGTCTTGAGCTGCAGGATTAGGAATTTCTGCAGTATCACTAGGAACAACTAACACTGCTCTTGAAGCTTGTAATTTTTGATATGCCATTTTTTTTATTTTTTATATGGGAAAACCCTATTTAATGTATCTTGTCTTTTGCTGCATCCGCAGTCTTTACCTGTTGCTGCAGAAACCTTTTCTACAACCTTTTTAATTCCTGTTGCCTTTGTTATCTTAGCAACCGTGTCCCCGAATCCTTTTGATTTCATATTACTTTTTTTTACAAATACATATCTTGTTAGGACATGATTTTTCTCCAAACATTAGCTTACACATCTGTAAGTTCCACCATGTTTTAAAATCACTCCAACCTTTTTGAATCTTTAACCCTATTTTTACTAGTAATCTTCCCATGTTAATATTTTCCTTTTTTATTTTTCGGAGAACTCTTAGTCGAACCTCCCTTTCCTGCCCATAAATTTTTACAAGCCCAGTATCTAGCAGTCAGCTTACTGGTAGCTGTACCACATTTATGCCTAGCCTTAAAAGACTTTCTGGCAGCAGCAGAGTAATTATGTCCGTAACCCTTTGCTCCAAAGTGAATTAGCTTCTCCTTGCCGTTCTCGCAAGCCTTAACCATTCTTTTCTTTCCTGGTCTAGTACTTGAACGTACTACGTTACACTTCATTTTACTTTTCGTAGCCATTATCTTTTAGTATATTTTTTAGTTACTTTTCCTTTCTTGGTGTTAGACACAACAGTCTTACTTGACCTTTTCTTTTTCTTTGCAGTAGATGCTCTCTCAGCTTTAGTCATAGACTTAGCCTTAGCAAGTGGCAGACAGCGGTCAGGGTTTTTAGTATCCTTGCTTGTACCGCAAGCACCCTTAATAGAACCGTCAGTACCTATTCGTACCCACTTCTCATCTCTCCACTTCTTTAAAGCTCCCATTAGTAAGACTTCTTTTTACTTTGTCTATAGGCTTTCATAGCATCTCTTTTTGCTTTACCTTTTTTCCAAGACCCGGCAGCAAATCTTTCAGCTTGTTTCTTTCTTCTAAATTCATAAACTTCACCTGCTGCTAATGCTTCATTAAAAGTTTGAGGTCTTTCTTTTTCATTACCTTTGAATGTAATAGTAGGGGCAACATAATTTTTTTCATTGTTTACACCACCGGTATAGTCACTCATTAATACAGTTCTTTTTCTCCCTGATTTATTTCTATCAAGATTCCTTGCGTGTCTTTTTCTAAATTTTTTTATTGTATCAGGCATAATATTATTTTTTACTCTTCTTAGCGTAGTTAGGGTCTT